CCAGTGATATATAAGTCTGCTTCGTTTCTCTTATCCATTTGAACGCTGTCTTTTGCAACTCCTGGTTTGATTTTAACATCATCCCTACCAATACGATTGAAATGGATTCTCTACTCCATATTTTTCCAAATTAGTTTTTATTGATTTTAATTTAGAACATTCTTTACATCCATCAAATCCACGAATATGATCGGCAGAATATTGAAAAAATGGTCCGTGTTTTGGACAAATTATTTTTATTTTAATATTTCTTGCTTTATATTTTACTTGAGAATAGTCATAAAAATTTCCTTTATCTTGACGAAAATTTTTAATTCTTTCTAATAAAATTTCTGTAGTTATAATTTTAGACATTTTATTCATTACTGAACAGGTAAGCATTATTATTTATTTGATTAAAAAGGAGGAACAAATGCTCCTCCAACCCGAAAAGTGCTTACCTATTCAGGCATATTATTTAGATATCTCCTTCAACACGATTTTCTGAATGATAAACACTAAATGTTCCTTCAGGATACCTTGCAGATAGTTTTTCATAATTAACTCTCATAATTTCTTCAAAAGTTGTATTCATAGCAATACAAAGTTGAGCAAGATACCACATCACATCAGAAAATTCTTTAAGAATGTGAATTTTAGTTTCTTCAGTATATGGTTTTCCTTGCAAAAACACCTTCTTAATAATTTCTACCAGTTCTCCACACTCTGCACTCACACCCAAAGCAGCAGTCATAAGACGAGGAACATCTGCATCATCTGTAACCTCAAGTTCAGTTAGTCGTGATAGAAGTGCTGCGAAGTCACTACTTGCAGGACTTGTAGTTTGTCGCACGAACTCAATATATTTGTTTGTATCAATAACTTTGTTTTCAGTCATAGTAAATTTAGTAGACCCATCTTCCAGAGTTTCTTTTTCAATATCAATCAAAACGTAAATCCCTCAAATGATTTTTTAGATTTTCTTTCTTCGTCATTATACTCTTCTTCTTTACCAGAGTCAAGTATATCTTTTTGTGCCGATTGTTCGCAGTCATACAATCTCATTTTAGCACGATCAATACCAACCACAAATCTTTTATACATCGTTGGGTCAGCATATCGGTTCTTAAGTTGCTTCACAAGAATCTGTCCCAATCCCTCAAGGTCTTCAGTGTTAATCAGAGCAAACATTAAGTCAGCAGTTGCAGGAAGACCAAAGGATTCTGAAGTATCTGTGAGTTCTGGATCAGAAGATCCAAAACCGGATCTGGTCGTCTGTGTCGCACTCAAAATTGGAACATTAAACTCTACAGCAAGACCACGAAGTTCCTCTGCAATAGACTTAACCAAAGTGTAGGAGTTGATATTACTTCCACCTTTAAACCTTGACGAAGCACAAATATTCAGATAATCAACAAAGATAATATCTGGTCTAAATGATTTCTTAAGTGCAAGTTCATTCAGAAGTGATTTAAAGTGTCCTGCGTGTGCAGATGCAGTTGGATACTCCTTAATGATTAAAGTGCCTTGAGTTTTCTTGGCAAGATTGGTAACTTTATTTTCAAATATGTTCTTGGGAAGTTCTATAATATCTTGAATAGGAACATTTAGGAGGTTAGCATCAATTCTTTCAGCAATTCGTTCCTCTGCCATCTCAAGTGTAATGTAGAGAACATTCTTACCCTGAAGAAGAACAGAAGATGCTACATGACACATAAACAAACTTTTTCCGGTTCCAGTTCCAGCAAGACAAATATTTAATGTTTTGTTGGGTAATCCACCTTTGGTTATTTTATTAAAGTATTCTAAGTCAAACTCAATCTTCTCTTCCTTTCGGTGATAAGATTCATATCTTTCTTCATAGTCTTGTAGGTAGTCATGTCCTACATGACTATCAAAACTTACTGCAAGTGCATCAGAAAGAATACTCGGAATTGCATCACGGTTCTTATCTTTGTTATTTCCATCGGCAATATGAATGGATTCCATCAGTGCAAGATAAATTGCACGGTCACGGCACCACTTTTCAGTCGTATCAACAACCCAATCCCTTTCTACAGGGACATCATCAAGACAAGAAACAATCTTTGAAGTTTCCTTAAAGGTCTCTTCGTTTAGATCGTTTCTTTTCCCCAGTTCAATATAAAGAACTTCCTTTGTAGCAAGTTTGTTATACTCAGTGATGAATGAATATATTTCTTCAAATATAATCTTTTGATTTGAGTCCTCAAAGTATTCGGCTTTGATAAATGGTAAGACTTTTCTTGCATATTCTTCATTGTAAAGTAGGTTTCTTAAAATTAAGAACTCAATTTTTTCCATTAAATTAGTTTATGATGAGGATTATCTGGAGAATGTAAAATATCAAATACAAATGTTATTCTTGTTTCATCGGCAATATTTACTGTCCCGTGTGGTAATTTATTATTAAACCAAAGAAGAGTTCCTGGTTCAACAATTACAGTATCAGTTCCACAAAAGTATTGATATCTTCCTGATATTGAAAGATGATATCTATCTCTTGTTAAGTAGTAAGTTCCTTCATCAATATGTGCTCCCACAATCTCATCAATCGGTAGGGATAAGAATCCACAACGTTGTAGTTCTTTGTTTCCAAACTCTTTACGAATAATTTTTCGAATTTCGTTATGATGTTCATATGCAGGAGTTTTGATATTGATTTCAGAATCTCCAACAAAGTCTTCTTTCTTCTTAACTCCACCCATTATAAGTTGTAATGCACTCGTTGGCAAATCTGCAAATCCCCTATCAACCAAAGACTGGTAATCCTTCAGATACTTCTGATGGTCCCAATCTTGAGGGTATTTTTTTAATTGCTCAATAACTTTAGTAACATTGATTTTGGTTTTTAATACTTTGATCATGACCCATAACTAAACTCCTGGCCAGCAATCTCATCAAGTTTTTTCATTACTTCTTCGGTGAAATACTTCTCAGGGGTTTTAAGAATCTCCTTAGCATAAATTTTCTTACCATCAATCTCATATCTTCCTGCTACATTCTTCCAGAGTCCACCAATCTCACCAAGTTCCAGAAGACCATAGTAACGATCAAGGCCGCGCTCATCATAATACAGACGGACTTCAACATTTTTGTTCTCCTTACTCAAACGCGATTTAGCAGTCTTAGCCTTGATAATATTTCCGACCACTTCCGTTCCATCCTTTTCTTTCTTTTTGCTGAGATAAATGATCGTGCTTGCTGCGTACTTGAGTCCAGAACCTCCTCCCATTTCTTTAGTTGGTACGTAAGCTCCGATGACATCGTATGTATGATTTGTGACAATGAGCGGGACATTTGCTTGACCTAGTTTAAGGGTTAACATTCGGAATGTCCCTTTGATAAGTTGAGATTTAGTCATGTCTCTAACTTCCTTATCATTTAGAACATCATTAATTTCTTTACTTGTGGATAACATACCCAAAGAATCCAACACAAACATACAAGGTTTGCGTTCTTGTACTGGTGTTTTAGAATATAAATCAATTGCTTTAAGTGCCTTATTACGAAACTCTTCAATCGTAACAACATTAACAACTACAAAGCGAGTTAAATCAATACCACGACTTTCTAAGAGTGGTTTATTGACAGCTGCCTCCGTATCAAAATACAAACAATATCCATCAGGATTACTATCAAGAAAATTCTTTACAACGGCCAGGCTGAAGAAAGTTTTTCCTGTACTGCTCTCACCTGCGATAGCAGTAATCTTGTTGCCAGATACCCCACCAAAGATACTACCAGATACAAGAGCGTTAAAGACGTATGAACCTGTGTCCACATAACTTTCAGTCTCATCAATATCGGATGCTAACTTTGTAAAGTCATCACCGATTTCTTTTACAATATCTTTCAAAAAATCCATGATTTACTTACTCTTTTCAATATAAACATAATTGGGGTGTTTTGCCTTATAAGACTCAACTTGTTCCTGCGTCTTCAAGAACACAGAAAGAGTTGTATTTGGATGATCTTTAAAATAATACTTAACTCTAATTAGATCTTTCATCAGATCACCATCCCATATTGTTCTCGTAAGATTTTTTTGTAAGGTCCATTAGGTTCAGAATCCCGAACCTCTTTGACGATATTTATTTTTTGATAAAGATCAACGTCTCCACCAAGTCTTAATGAACTTACAATTGTTGCAAGTTCTTTGTCGTTAATAGGTAAGTCCATTAGGAAAAAAATAACTCCAGGTTAACAGTCTTTTCAATATTCCACCCAATAGAATCAAGAATAATTTTGAGTGGTTCTAAAAATGCCTTCTCAAATTGTAGTTCATAGTCTATGTATTTGTCAAGGTTTAACTCCTTAGGAAATTCTTGAATGAATGAAATAATATTCTCGTGAATTGTATTTGGTTTCTTTAGATAAACAAACTTAATCTTTTCACCATTTTGTATAAGTGAATATTTATTTGTTAGTTTTGCCTCTTTTATGTAATGATTAAACAATAGTGCTCCACGAACGTGAATTGGTGTTCCCTTGGAATAAATTGTAGAGGATGATTTGTATTTGTTTACATCAGACGCAGAACGGGGGAATGATATTTGTTCTGGTGGAAGTTTCTTAAACTCTTCACGACACTGATCGATGAAGTTAATCACATCTTCCTCCGTTCCGTTCATCATAAGTTTTAGTCCATCCTTAATCATCTTACGACAAGGTGCAGGTGTAGAA